CTTTTAAAGGTTTTGCTGAAGGGAGGAGTAAGTGAAATATAAACAAACGCTCTGGAAAGAGTTGAAAGACGTAGTTAATCCTAAAATATTATCTAAACAAAATAGGTATAAAAAATGGAATTACGGTTACAACTCAGAATATGATTTTATAGTAATTAGTAAAACTGGACAAATTGGACAGATCATTGAAATACAAAATCTCAGGATTGCTTTACCAGCAGTCGATGAACCGTTTAAACGAAGCGAAAGAAAAGAGGAACAATATTGGGAAAAACAAGAATACCCAAAAGCATTAGCTAGAATAAAAACTAGGTTTGATTGGGAGGAATATCCTACAGATTTTAAAGAAGAATGGTACGATTATATAGATGAAGAATTTAAACGTAGATCAGAAGGTTACTGGTTTTTTAATAATGGTAAACCTACTTATATCACTGGTACTCATTACATGTATTTGCAATGGTCAAAAATTGACGTCGGAGCACCGGATTATAGAGAAGCAAATAGACTCTTCTTTATATTTTGGGAAGCGTGCAAGGCAGATGACAGGTGTTATGGAATGTGCTACCTTAAAAACAGACGTAGTGGTTTCTCCTTTATGTCGTCAGCAGAGCTTGTTAATCAAGCCACAATTTCTTCAGATGCCAGATTCGGTATCTTATCTAAAACTGGAGCGGATGCTAAGAAAATGTTCACAGATAAAGTTGTACCTATATCCGTTAACTATCCGTTTTTCTTTAAACCAATCCAAGACGGTATGGATCGTCCTAAAACCGAACTCGCTTATAGAGTCCCAGCTTCAAAACTTACTAGGCGTAAACTAGATGACAACGTAAAGTTGAAAGAACTACAAGGATTAGATACAACTATAGACTGGAAAAACACAGGCGACAACTCTTACGATGGTGAGAAATTAAAATTATTAGCACACGACGAATCAGGAAAATGGGAACGACCAGACAATATATTAAACAATTGGAGAGTTACAAAAACTACATTAAGACTAGGAAGACGTATAGTAGGCAAGTGTATGATGGGCTCAACTTCAAACTCTTTAGATAAAGGTGGAAATAACTTCAAAAAACTATACTACAATTCAGATGTTACAAAAAGAAATAGAAACGGACAGACAACTAGCGGACTCTATTCTCTTTTCATCCCTATGGAGTGGAACTACGAAGGATTCATGGATACTTTTGGATCACCTGTTTTTTTTAAACAAAAAAGTCCAGTTAAAGGAATCGATGGTTTTGGAATTACAACAGGAGTAATAGATCATTGGGAAAATGAAGTTGAAGGATTAAAGGATGATCAAGACAGTTTAAATGAATACTATAGACAATTTCCACGCACAGAGAAGCATGCTTTTAGAGATGAAACTAAATCAAGCCTTTTTAATCTAACTAAAATATACGAACAAATAGACTTTAATGAGGAAATAAACAACAGTGCAAGTATTACTAAAGGTTCATTTAGTTGGCTAAATGGTATAAAAGATACTAGAGTTATTTTTAGACCAAACGAAAATGGAAGATTTAAAATATCTTGGGTACCACCTATTTCTATGCAAAATGCTATTATAAACAAAAATGGAATAAAAAAACCAGGTAATGAACATGTTGGTGCTTTTGGATGTGACTCATACGACATAAGTGGGACTGTTGATGGTAGAGGTTCTAATGGTTCTTTACATGGTTTAACTAAATTTTCAATGGAAGACGCTCCACCTAATCATTTCTTTTTAGAATATATAGCTAGACCGCAAACAGCTGAAACTTTTTTTGAAGATGTTTTAATGGCTTTAGTTTTTTATGGCATGCCTCTTTTAGCTGAAAACAACAAACCAAGACTGTTGTACTATTTAAAGCGTAGAGGATATAGAGGCTTTAGCATGAACAGACCAGACAAAGTTTGGAATAAACTTTCTACCACAGAAAAAGAAATAGGTGGAATACCTAACTCAAGCGAAGACGTTAAACAGTCTCATGCTGCAGCTATAGAAGCTTATATAGAAGATTACGTGGGTAGAATAGGTGATGGTTATGGTGATATGTATCACCAATCAACATTAGAAGATTGGGCTAATTTTGATATAAATAATAGAACAAAACATGATGCTTCTATTAGTTCTGGATTAGCAATTATGGCTTGTAATAGAAATAAGTATAGACCTAACGAAAACAGAAAATTAAAATCTATAGACTTAGGATTTAAAAAATATGATAATAACGGTATTACATCGAAAATAATATAATAAATGATTTACACTAATACACAAAGCTCATTTCCTGACCAGGTAGTACCTCAAGAGGAAAAAATGACTCTAGAGTATGGTCTGCAAGTTGCTAGAGCTATAGAAGGAGAGTGGTGGGCATCTGGAGTTGGTGGAGCTAGATACACTAACAATTACAACATATTTCATAGAAGAAGACTTTATGGTAGAGCAGAACAGTCTATACAAAAATACAAAGATGAGCTTTCTGTAAATGGAGATTTATCATATTTAAACCTAGACTGGACACCAGTTGCTATAATACCTAAATTCGTAGATATAGTTGTTAACGGAATGTCTGAAAAAATCTACGACATAAAAGCTTTTGCTCAAGATCCAGCGTCTCAAGAGCAAAGAACTAAATATGCTAATAAGTTATATAAAAATATTCAAACTAGAGACTTCATGAACGAAGTCAAATCTCAATTAGGTGTAGATTTAAGCGAGGTTGCGAACCAAGAAAATGTACCACAAAACGAGGAAGAATTAGAAATACATTTACAATTAGACTACAAACAGTCTGTTGAAATAGCAGAAGAAGAAGTTATAAATAATGTTCTTGATAGAAACAAATACGAACTAACTAAAAGAAGAGTATACAAAGATTTAGTTGAACTAGGTATTGGTTGTATTAAGACTAACTGGAATAAATCAGAAGGTGTTGTAGTAGACTATGTAGATCCAGCCAATATAGTTTACTCTTACACTGATGATCCTAATTTTGAAGATATATATTATGTAGGTGAAGTTAAAAATATATCACTACCTGAGCTTAAAAAAGAGTTTCCAAACATTAGCGAGGAAGAATTAAAAAATATTCAAAAATTTCCAGGTAATACAAATTATAGAAGAAATTATAGAGGAAATAGAGATAATGATACTATTCAAGTGTTATACTTTGAATACAAAACCTATGCTGATCAAGTTTTTAAAATAAAGAAAACAGCAACTGGATTAGAAAAAGCTTTAGAAAAACCTGATACATTTATGCCGCCACCTAATGATGGTTTTGAAAGAGTAAGTAGATCAATAGAGGTTTTATATCAAGGTGCTAAAATACTTGGTCATCCAATAATGTTAAATTGGCAAGTAGCTGAAAATATGACTAGACCAAAGTCTAATTTATGTAAAGTTAACATGAACTACGCTATATGTGCTCCTGATCTTTACAAAGGTAGAATTACTTCTTTAGTTGAAAGAATGATTACGTTTGCCGACATGATTCAATTAACTTCTCTAAAGCTTCAACAAGTTTTATCAAGAATGGTTCCTGATGGTGTATACTTAGATGTAGATGGCTTATCAGAAGTTGATCTTGGTAATGGAACTAGTTATAACCCACGTGAAGCATTAAACATGTACTTTCAGACTGGTAGTATTGTTGGTAGATCAATGACACAAGATGGTGACATGAATCCTGGTAAAGTTCCGATACAAGAATTACAAACTAGTGCTTCTCAAGCTAAGATACAAAGCTTAATACAGACTTATCAATATTATTTACAAATGATAAGAGATGTAACTGGATTAAATGAAGCTAGAGATGGAAGTAATCCTGACAAAGACGCTTTACTAGGTTTACAGAAACTTGCTGTAGCACAATCAAATGTAGCCACTAGACATATATTAGACGGTGGTCTTTATCTTACTCTTAGAGCTTGTGAAAACATTGCTCTTAGAGTGGCTGATTCTTTAGAGTTTGAGTTAACAAACGAGGCGTTGGTAAATAGTGTTAGTTTATACAATGTTGCTACGCTAGAAGAAATGAAAGAATTACATTTATATGATTTTGGTATATTTTTAGAATTAGAACCAGACGAAGAAGATAAACAAATATTAGAGCAAAATATAGAAATAGCTTTAAAACAAAATCAAATAAACCTGGAAGATGCTATAGATATACGTAATGTTAATAACTTAAGGCTAGCTAATCAATTGTTAAAATTAAAGCGTAAACAAAAAGCAGCTGCTGATCAAAAAGCTCAACAACAAATGATTCAAGCTCAGGCAAAAGCTAATGCTGAATCTGCCGAAAAAGCTGCTATGTATGAAGTGCAGAAAAAAGAAGCTTTAGCGCAAACAGAGCTTCAACTAGAAAAAGGTAAATCAGACTTAGAGCTTCAACAAATGCAAAGGGATTTTGAAAATAAAATGAGACTTGCTGAACAACAATTTGGCTTTGACATGCAGTTAAAGCAAATGGATGTTAAAAGAGACGAAGCTAAAGAACAAATGATCGAAGATAGAAAAGATCAAAGAACTAAACTACAAGCGACTCAGCAAAGTGCTATGATACAACAAAGACAAGATGGTTTATTACCAACGGACTTTAGTACACAACCTAACGGTGAGCCACTAGCAGAGCAAACAATAAATCAAATACCACAACCAGAAAACACAACGCCAGGAATGGCTATATAATTATATAATATCATATCATGGAAAAAAAAGAAGAAGTAAAACAAGAAGGTGAATTTAAAATTAAGAAAAAAAGAGGTAGACCTAAAAAACTATCTAACAATAATTCTGAAACACCTAAAATAGAAATAAAAACAAAAGACGATGCCGTTCAAGAGCCAAAAGCAGAGGAAACTGTGTTACAGTCTGAAAAGAAGGAAGAAAAACAAGAATTGGGACTGCAAGAAGTGGGATCAACACACGAAGAAAAAGCTTCCAAAGAAACTGTAGAAAATACAAAAAACACTATAGTAGAAATAACTGAAGAAGAAATTAAAGAAGAAGTTAAAGAAACTAAAAAAGATTTAGAGGAAGCTGTAAGAGATGAGAAAGTTCTTGGCAAAGCTTTACCAGAAAATATTGAAAAGCTTGTTTCGTTTATGGAAGAAACAGGTGGAGACATAAATGATTACGTCAGATTAAATGCTGATTATTCTAATGTTAATGATGACGTATTATTAAAAGAATATTACAAAAAAACTAAACCACATTTAGAAAGCGATGAAATAGATTTTATTATGGAAGAGCAATTTAAAGTGGATGAAGATTACGACGAAGAGCGAGATCAACGTCGAAAAAAACTCGCTAAAAAAGAAGAAGTTGCAAAAGCTAAAAACTTTCTTGAAGATTTAAAAACGAAGTATTACGAAGAAATCAAGTCGAGGCCTACCGTAAACAATGAAATGTCTAAAGCGAGTGAGTTTTTCAACAGATATAACAAAGAACAAGAGATAGCTAAGAAACGTCATGAAGTGTTTAAACGAGATACTAATAAACTTTTTTCTGAAGAATTCAAAGGTTTTGACTTCGCTTTAGGAGAAAAGAAGTTTAGATATTCCGTTAATAATCCAAGTGATGTTGCTGAAGCCCAGTCTGATATTTCTAATGTGCTTAAGAAGTTCTTAAACGAAAACGGAGAAGTTGTAGATTATAAAGGTTATCATAAAGCTATTTACGCTGCTAGAAATGCAGATACTATTGCACAACACTTTTATGAGCAAGGTAAAGCCGATGCTGTTAAAGATGTAGTTGCTAAGTCTAAAAATATAAGTAAGGATGCTAGAAAGTCTAATCCTGAAAACGTGTATTTAAAAGGTCTTAAAGTAAAAGCGGTCAGCGGTGTTAGTAGTTCTAAATTAAAAATTAAAAGATAAAAAAATAAAAAATGGGACAATTTGAAAAATTTGGGCCTGGATTATTGCCTACTCAAGATCAGTCAGTCTTGTCAACAAACTACTTACAGTGGAATGACAGAAATGGTGAAAACTTTGCAGATTTTGCACAGCAATATCTACCTGAACTTTATGAACAAGAAGTAGAAAGATTTGGTAACAGAACGTTATCAGGTTTCCTAAGAATGGTAGGCGCTGAAATGCCTATGACATCTGACCAAGTAATTTGGTCTGAACAAAATAGATTACATATTGGTTACAATGATGTAAGTAAAAGTGGTAATGTATTTACAGTTGATATGGCAACTCCGCCAAACGAAGTTGTTATAAGACAAAACCAAACGTTTGTAGTTTACGATCCCGTAAATGAAGTTACGTTAAGAGGTCTTGTTACATCAGCTCCAAATCCTGGAACTCCTGGACAAATTACTTTTGAGGCTTTGCCATACACAGAAGCTGACTGGAATTCTTTACAGGATACAGGTTTAAAGATGTTTGTATATGGTTCTGACTTTGCAAAAGGAACTGAAGGAATGGAAGGATCTGTAACTCCTACTTTTACTCAGTTTAGCAACAGACCAATAATCATAAAAGATAAGTATTTAGTTAACGGTTCTGACACTGCTCAAATTGGTTGGGTTGAAGTTGCAACTGAAGATGGAACATCTGGATTTTTATGGTATATGAAAGCTGAATCAGAAACTAGATTAAGATATGAAGATTATCTTGAAATGGCTATGGTTGAAAGCGTTAAAGCTGATCCAAACGGTGCTTTAGCACAAGCTAACTTTCCAAATGGATCTGGAGCAGGAACACAAGGTATGTTTGCTGCGATTAGAGAAAGAGGTAATGTATATTCTCAATTTTCTGGTGCTGCTAACCCTGGATCTGGTGCGTTAGGTGATTTTGATGCTATATTACAAGAGTTAGATTTACAAGGTGCTATTGAGGAAAACATGTTATTTTTAGACAGAGCTACAGCTTTAGACTTTGATGATATGATTGCTGCTCAAGCTGGTGGTGGATACAATGCTACAAGCGCTGCTTCTTATGGTCTTTTTGACAATGAAGCTGAAATGGCACTTAACTTTGGTTTTTCTGGTTTTAGAAGAGGTTCTTATGACTTCTATAAAACAGATTGGAAATATCTAAATGATGCTTCTACAAGAGGTATGGTTAATGATATTAAAGGTGTAATGATTCCTGCTGGAACATCTACAGTATATGACCAAATGTTAGGATCTAACATTAGAAGACCTTTCTTACATGTAAGATATAGAGCTTCTGAAACGGATGACAGAAGAATGAAATCTTGGATAACAGGATCTGTTGGTGGTGCTTACACATCGTCTTTAGATGCTATGGAGGTTCATTATCTTTCCGAAAGATGTCTATGTGTACAGGCTGCTAATAATTTTGTATTGTTCGTAGACTAATTTATTAATTTTAAAATAAATTATTATGGGAACATTAAGATTTAATATTATAAGCAATCCAAACGCTGAGCCGGAAACTTTTGAATATACGCTTTTACCTGGTTATACTTATTCTTTTAAAGAAATAGATATTGATTTTAACAATGTTAAAGCTGATATTATACTAGAAGAGCAACCTGGTAATGGTACCATAACAGCTAGTTTAACAAACTTTACAACTGATCAAACCTATTGGCCAAAGGCGGTTGAAGAGGGATTAAAAATTCTTCAAAAAGCTCTATATCCAGGTTTGGATGGTTCGAATCCAGATGAAGTTAATACAGCTTTTTTTGGACCTCAAGTTGACAAGTTGATTGAAAGGGCTTCTAAAGGTGAAAACACTATTGTGGATTTTTCTTTAGTATTACCTGTTTTGAGTAAAGCTGGTGAAAGGGGTATTGCTGATTGTAAAGATAAAAACGAGCAAGTTTTTGTTCGTATAAGTCAAAGCATCGACGAGGCTATGAACGAGGCACAAGACAACGGCTATAACACTTTTAGATTACCTGAAGGTGGAGGCATTGTAAAAGCAAGTGATTTTACGAGTCAAGACGCGGAAAAATATGCCAAAAGGCAAGAGAAAAATTGTGAACGTGAGTTTATTAGTTTCAATACTGTTAGTATATTTGAAGCCGCTGCGCATAACACATAATAAAAATTATACCTCCTCTGTAAAAAAGAGGAGGTATTTTAAATAACTAAAAAATGAAAAGTTTAACATATAACACTTCAGAAAACTCTAACTCTAATAAAGAATTAGGTATTAGTAAAAAAACTGTTACTTTGCCATCTATAAAAAGCGGAAGTTTTGAAGTTATTGGTAATGAAAGTTACACAATAATAACAGGTGAGAAAGAAAGCGGTGGATACTGGGGAGGTTATTTTACTTTTGTACAACCAGATATAGTAACATTATCACCTCATTTTAAAGAATGGCAAGAATATGTAGCGTTAAATAGCATAGGTGGTTGGAAACCTTCAATAGTTAGCTACTTAAACGAATTAACCAAATATGATGCAGATGATTTAAAGTCGGTGTACGGTGCTTATAGAGCGGTTTTACAAAATAAATTAAATAACTTTCTTGAAACAGAAGACAATACTTTTGCTGTAAAAATAACACAATCTTTACAAGATCAAAAGAAATTAGAATTACTACAACAAAAATGGTCTAACAATATTATAAATATACCTCCATTTATTGGTAGCTACAAGCAAGGTTCATTACCTATGTTTGTAAACGCTGTATCTATTTTGTCTTCATTAGTGCGTTGCGCTACTTGTGAAGATTTAGATAGTGGTGGCTATAGTAATCCTTATAACTTAGTTGGATCTTCTTATCCTGGACAAAACATAAAAAACTATGACAAGGTTGGATTTGAAGAGGCTAGCTCTTTAGCTTCTATTAAAACTGTTCTTATAGCAGCCGCTCAACAAGCTATTGGTTTGTCTTGTGCTGAATTTGTAGATAAAGTGAAAGGTGATGATTATTCAAAGAAAGTTGACGATTGTAATGCAGCTTTAGAAACAGAAAGAACTGAATTTGAAAAAATGTTAGCTGATGCTGAAAGTGAAAAAACCAGTCTTAAAGAAGAAAAGGAAAAAGTATCATCTGACATTAAGCAAATTATAGAGATTATAGCAAATCTTGAATCAGAAATTCAAACAGTTAATGAATCAATAGCAGCAGCTGAAAAAGAATATAATGAATGTTTAGAAAAAGCTGCAACTCCTGCAGAAATAGAAGCGTGTAATGAAGCGTATGATCAAGCTATGGCTAATCTCAATAAAGAAAAAGCGGAATACGAGGCTCAATTAGCTGTCGCGTCTAAATCTTTAGAAGAAGCGCAAGCTGAACTTTCTCAAATAGAAATTGATATTGAAATTGCTGAAAATGATGCTGAAATAGCTAAAGGTGGATTGGATAACATTGATACTAAAACAAATGACCTCGCTGAATGTCGCGGTTTATTAGCATCTTTCTGTGGAGGGGAAGCGCAAGAAGAAAAAGAAAAAGAAAAAGGACCTAAAGAATCTTAGGTAAATTAAAGTAAAAATTATATTATATTATATTATGAAAAAAACAAATAAATGGGAAATAAAGGATAGAAATTATTATTTAACAAATAATCAGTCACCAGTTACCTTTACCTTATCATCTAAACATACTAGGAGATTTCCTTTGTTGTACTTTGATGAAGAAACAAAAACACAACGCGAACTTAGATACGCTAGTAATCAAAGCAGCCCTTTTGTTGATGAACAAAATGGTATGGCTACTTTAGAGCACATAGTTTTTAGAAACGGAGTATTGCATGTTCCTAAGGAAAAGCAAGCGTTGCAGAAGATGTTATCTCTTTATCATCCTTCAAAAGATAAAAAATACAAAGAATTAGATGAAGTTAAAGAAGCTACTGACGAATTACAGGATTTAGAAAACGAGTTCAACGCTATTGCATATGCTAGAGATATGGATTTAGATCAATGCGAGGCAATATTACGAGTTGAAGTTGGTTCTACGGTATCTAACATGAGTTCTAAGGAGCTTAGAAGAGATTTACTTATATTTGCAAAGAAAAATCCTATATTGTTCTTAGAATTAGCTAATGATGATAATGTTGAATTAAGAAATGTTGCTATCAAAGCTACAGAACAAAAAATAATAAAACTATCTCAAGATCAGAGAACGTTTAGTTGGGCTAGTAATGGTAAAAAACTAATGCAAGTACCTTTTGAAGAAAACCCATATTCTGCCTTTGCTTCTTTTATGAAAACAGACGAAGGTATAGAGGTTTTTAAATCTATACAAAAGAAGTTAAACTAAAGTTTAACGTGTGATAATAATAGTTAGGCGGCATAACGCCGCCTTTCTTTTTATAAAAAAATTATAATGGCTATAAATGTAAACACAGTATATCAGACTGTCTTGTTAATTTTAAACAAAGAACAAAGAGGTTATCTAACACCTGCTGAATTTAATAAAATAGCCAGTCAGGTGCAACTAGAAATATTTGAAAAGTACTTTGAAGATTTAAACCAACAGCTTAGAGGCCCTGGTTTTCAGGATGAATATGCAGACAGAGTAGATAATATAGAAGAAAAAATATCAATTTTTAAAACTATTAATGTAGGTGTATATTCTAATAATTATTTTTTAATTCCTCAAGATCTTCACAGATTGGGTGGTGTTATATACAAAAATGAACAAGAAGTTCAAATGACTGACCGATCCGAGTACCTAAGGTTAAACATGTCTAATTTAACTAAGCCATCTTTAAAATACCCTTTATACATACAAGAAGGTGATAAAATTTACGTTTTTCCGGAAAAAATAAAAACAGATATAAGTTTTTCTTATATAAGAAAACCTAACCCAGTTGTATGGGCTTACAGAGAAGGTCAGCAAGGTCAATATATTTGGGATGGAGCACCAACCGGAAGTGGTCCAACAATTCCCGCTACTGGTTCTGTTAATTTCGAGATAAGCGAACAAGATCAAGTTGAAGCTGTACTTAGAGTTTTAATGTACGCTGGTGTTGTTATACGTGATCCTCAAATCGTTCAAGCTGCATCTGCTGAAGCAGCTAAAAATGAACAAAACCAAAAAACATAAAACATGGCACAGTCACCTAATGGAGGAGCTATAAATGAAACAAACGAACAGTATTACGTAGGTTCTCAAAACAACATAGCTAACTATACAACTACACAAGACGCAAACGGAAACACAATAACAACTTTAGATTCTATGGTTTACACTTTTGATGAAGTATTGGAAGTTGTTAACTGGGATCCTAACAGCGTTGATTTTCACTTAAACAATTTTATACTAGAAGTTAGTCCAGATGGTTTACAACCATATAAACTTTGGGATGGAACTAGCGGACCTAATTCTCCTGCAGGGCCAAATGGAACTGGAGGTGGTTTTAAAATAATAAAATTTTCTAATATACATTCTTATAGTACTTTAAGATTTGATAATATTGACGCTGTTGAAGATGGTTATTATGTTAGAGTTAGTTTAAAATCTAACATGGTGGATGGTGCTCCTAACTATGGTGACTATCAATATATATCTATATTTGATATAGTAAACAACTTTATGATAGGTTACGTAGGTAATGATAAAATAATTTCAAAAGTAAAAAGAAGTGACGTTTTATTTTATGCTAAACGTGGTTTGCAAGAATTTTCTTATGATACGTTGAGGTCTGTAAAAGCTCAAGAACTTACAATACCTCCTAGTCTTTCTGTTATAATGCCGCAAGACTTTGTAAATTATGTAGGTGTATCTTGGATAGATAACCAAGGTTTTAAACACCCTATATATCCTACTAATTTAACAACAAATCCTACAGAAACTCCTATTCAGGACACTAATATAACTAATAATCCTTTTGGTTTTAATTTCCCTAGTTCAGGTCATGGTATTCCCACTCAAGATAATTTTGGAGAAAATTTAGAAAGCACATCTTTAACAGAAGAAAGGTGGGGTAAGCAATTTGGCAAAAAAGATGGTGCTATAGTCGACTCTTTGTTTAGAGAAGGATTAGGAGATAGCATATATGCTAGAAGAGAAATAGGCTTACTAGGCCAAAGATATGGCTTAAATCCAGAACTAGCAAACTCTAATGGGTATTTTACAATAAACAAACGTGAAGGTAAACTTTCGTTTAGTAATAATTTAGTAGGTAGGTTAATAATATTAGAATATATTTCTGACGGTTTAGCTTATGATGAAGAAACAAAAGTTCCTAAACTAGCTGAAGAAGCATTATATATGCATATAGCTTATAGCATATTGGCTACTAGAAGAAATATGCCTGAGCACATTATACAAAGATATAAAAAAGATAGAAGAGCTCAATTAAGAAATGCTAAAATAAGGTTATCAAACATAAAGCCACAAGAGTTTGTTCAAGTTATGAGAGGTAAATCTAAATGGATAAAATATTAAACTATGGCAGAGGCTAAAAATACTTTTATACAGTCTAAGATGAATAAAGACTTAGACGGTAGAATAATACCTAATGGTCAATATAGAGATGGAGAGAATGTACAAATAAGTAGATCAGAAGGCGACGACGTTGGTGCTTTAGAAAATGTATTAGGTAATTCCTTGTTAACTGACTTAGGTTTCAACGATCCAACTTTAACTTCCATTGGTGTTAATTTTGACACAACTAGCAATTGTATATATTTATTTTTAACAAATTACAGTGATTCTTCCAACAATCAATTAAACAACAATTGTTCTGGTATAGCTGGTGCTAATTGTTATATTGTAAAATATGATTTAACAAGTGGTCAATCAAAAATATTAGTAGAAGGTTCTTTTTTAAACTTTTCTAAAACACATTTAATTACGGGTATTAATTTATTAGAAGATCTTCTTTTCTGGACAGACAATAGAAATCAACCAAGAAAAATAAATATTAATCAAGATACTGGTTATTATTATAATGAAGATCAAATATCTGTAGCAAAGTATTATCCCTTTGAAGCTCCAATATTATTAAATAATAATCTAGACGATGATACGTCTTCAGTTATGTATTCTTCATCTATGAAGGACACAACTTCTAAGTATTTGCCTATACATGCTGCTGCTAAAGTAAAAGAGGTTAACGAAGGATCTGGTCAAGTTACTTTGTATGGTTGTTATAGAAACATAAAAGCAAATACATCTGCAACTAGTTTTGATGGAAATTTAGTAACTGGAGGTAATATAAGCATTAATGGCTTGTTATTAGATTCAGTTACCTTAAATTGTGCTTTATCACAAACCATTATAACAACTTCAGGTGGTGAGCTCGATGTTGATCAAGGAGATATATTATATTTTCAATATTTAAACCCAGATTTTATTCAAGGTTGGTCTGGTGATCCCGATTATTTAAAAGACAAGTTTGGTAGATTTAGCTATAGATTTAGATTTGAAGACAGAGAATATTCATTAAGCGCTCCTTTCACTCAAATAGCTTTTGTTCCTAAACAAGACGGTTATTTTATAGGTAATAAAGCCACTGATATTACATTTAGCACTGATCCCGCGGATGATACAAAAAATGCTAATCAAACTTTAGTTGGCCAAGAAAGCGAAGCTTTTGATACCACTATAGTTAGTTTTATGGAAAATAAAGTTTGTGATATCAATATTGGATTATTAGCACCTCCCTCTGGCTCTATTGGTAAAAGATTAACTTGGGATAAAGTAGCAACAGAATTAAAAGTTTCTGAAATAGACATATTATTTAAGATGTCTGATACTAACAATGTTTTTATTATTGACACTTTAGAACTCTCTGAATTTGCTAATTTAAACTCAGAATATATATACTATAATTATCAAAGTAAAAAACCTTGGAAAGTTTTACCTACTAACCAAATAACTCGAGTTACTGATGTTGTTCCAATAAAAGCGCAAGCGCAAGAAGTGTCAGGTAATAGAGTTATATATGGTAATTTTGTAGATAAACATGGTTCTCCAGCTAGGATGGATTATGTTTTAACAATTGGTGACAAACCTCCAATACCAGATAGCGATGCTGATCCTGAGTGGAAAAACCATAATTTTTATGTGAGAAAAGAATATCAAAATCACACGCTAAAACAAAACAGAACTTATCAAGTAGGTATAATTCTAACCGATAGATATGGTAGAAACTCAAACATAATATTATCAGATTTTTTACCTGGAAACGAAAATCAAGGCACTGCAAAAAACTCAACTATATTCCATGACTATAGAAGTACTCAAGATAGGATAATAAAAAATTCTGATGGATTTGGTTTAGCGGACACTTGGCCTGGTGATCAACTTTCTGTTATATTTAAAAACATTATAGATGAAGATAAAAACCCAGAGATAGGTTATCCAGGACTTTATTCAGAAGCAGACGGATCTGTTAGCTCTGTAGTATTTAATACACCATCCTTAGGTACAGCACTCTCAGCCAACACTCAGCTACCATCTTTTAATCCACCTTGTGAAACACAACTTAGAATTAAATCTACCACTGGTTACGAAACTGCTGTTATAAATGTTGTTATAGGTATCGGCGGCGTGGTTGAAACAGTTGTAGTTGTTGAGTCCAGCAACGGGTGGAAAGACGGTCAACCTTTTGTTGTAGATTGGCAAGGTTTAATAATTGAAGATGATTGTTCTGCTCAGTTATTTGGTAACAACTATGGTGGAAATGTAGTTACTTCAAAATCTAATCCTCTAGGCTATTATAGTTATAAGATAGTTGTTAAACAAACAGAGCAAGACTATTACAATGTTTATATGCCAACTTCTTTAGCTGGATACCCTTGTAATCAAAATGTAGATGGTAAACTTAATGAACAAGACGGTAATGTAAAGCAGTTTGTTTATCCTGTAAATCAAGAAAATTCAACTTCTCACATAGTTTTATTTAGTGATAACATAAATAAAGTACCTAGAGACCTTCAAGAAGTTGGTCCTACTCAAGAACTTTATAGAAGTAATGCTGATTTGTTTTTTAGAGTTGAAAGTTTTTTACTTGATGCTACCACTAAAGAGTTTTCAAGTAGACAATATCAACCGAATACATCAGGCAATAAAGTTGTTTCTATAGCTAATATGTCTAAACTTGATTTAGGGGAGTTAATATTAAGTCCCTCTGTACCTATAATACCCAACATTTTTTACAAAGGAGATACGGATCCTTTAATAGGTAGAGTAGCTACAGATGAAAAATTTGGTATTTCTATAGGTGAAAACGATGGTATTACAAATACTTGTTTAAACACTGGTCAACCAGAGTTTCAGCAAGCTACAAATCCAGACACTGACCTTCCATGTCAACTTGGAGATACCTGTTATATAGAGCCAAATGTTACAGTTTGGAATAGTAAGTATGGCTATGGACCAACGTTATGCATAGCAGAAACAAAACCTGTAGAATCTACTATAGATATTTTTTACGAAACAAGCACTAGTGGTTTAATATCAGAGCTAAATAACAATATAAGATTTCAAGATAACACAGCTCCAGCTGGTATGAGTGATCCAGGTATTTCATGGGAAGAAGGTCAAGATTATAATACTCCTATATCTTCAGTTTTTCAAGCAATAAGTGGTAATGGTTTACCTTTAGGTTCAAGCGCTGCTATAGAGCTTGTTAAAGTAGTTAAAGCCGGGAGCACTGTATGTACATCTCAATTTGAATTAGTTGACTTAGGTAATGGTGAATATCAAGTTTATATAGCACCATATAATCCTAATAGTAATAACAACTTTATATACAGCGCTATTAATGGACAAAATTACTTTAACTTTACTTTTGATATTATAAATTTAAGTACACAATCAAGAAGAACTGTTGTTAAAAATGGTGAAATTAGCAATACTAAACCTAATGATAGAACTAATCCACCTTGGACAGCTATAAAATCAGCTTTAGGTGTTGCTTCACAACCTGTTACTACATGGAATACCGCTGAAAGCTTACAAACAATGTCTTTAAAAGCTGAGAAAGGTTATCAAAAATATGGATTAACATCTTATGACAGTTTTTCTGGAGCATTTTTCCCCACTGAAAGAGCATTTTATCAGTACATAGCTCCTGAAGCTTCTTTTCCAAATGAAGAAATAAATTTTGGACAAATAAGACCTACAACTCAAAAATATATAAACGCAAACCCATGGTACATGAGTGATTCAACAAGAACAAGTTCATCTTGGGCTTATTCTCAAGTGCAAGTCATGGATAGTTTCTTTGCTAATTTTGAAAGATCTGATAGAGAGAGAACCGGCGGTTGCAAAGGAACAAACGCTTATCTTTTTTGGAGCACGTATGCGGACAACTTACAAAACCCTGGCTTGTATAGTGGTCAGTTAGATTACGGCTGGTTTGGTGGTCCAACCGGGCCAGGTATTAGTAAAGCTCCTGGCAATGGAATAGTTACCGACCCAAATCAGTACAATGATTTTGCTAAAGGAACTAACGATTATAAAGGATCTTTAAATACTACTACTAATAACAGTGTTAGTAATAAAAAAGGAACAGTGCAATTTGCACCTATATTAAGAGAGTTATATCGCTATAATTCAGCGCGAAGATCTCAGAAAATATATGCTTTAAGACCTGATAGACAAGGTTATTCAAATAGATATCCATACCCTGGAAATACAAGTGGTAAAAAAGGAAGAAAACCAGTGTATATTCCATGTGTTCAAAATCAATCCGATGGAGAAGGGATAATGCCTGGCTGGGGAGAACAACTAACTTGGTCAATATCAGCAGGTCCTTATGGTAATTATGGAGGTACTAGTAATGTTGTGTTTCCAGCAGAAACAGCATTTACCGATACTGTTTTGTATAATGGAGAAACTTTAACTTGGAATGGAGAATTTTCAGCAGCTAATGGTACTTGGGGTAGTGTACAACCAGATCAAACTTCACCTTATGGACCTGGAACTGGTATTGAAATGGAGTGGAGTATACCAAGAATGTATCAAGTAAGTATGATGGTACCACACGGTGAAACGTTTTCTGTTTGTAGTAGTTATCCTAAAAAATATGGAGATGTTGATCAGCTATATAATCTTGCTGCTGGAGGTGGTATAGCTGTAGCTTTTGGAGTTACTTTAGGAGCAGCGGTATTTGCGGTTTATGTAAATGATATTGATATTTGCTGGGGAATAACAAACGCTTCAGATACTAAAACCGTTCAATCCCAGTTGATGCCTGGGCAAAGAGCTGCTGCAAGTACTAGAGGCGCGGACGCAAAGTCTTTTGATATGCAACCAGCTGGCGAAGTTATATTTGGCTTATACCCTAAAGAATGGTTAGATGGTAACACTGATCCTAGAAATAGAGATTATATATTAAAGAAAATGCCATCAGGTCCTATATATTGGGATCATGAAAGTGGCACTAGACCAGGTTCTCAAGGAAGTGATCAAATGAGTGCTGATTTTGGTGAAGCATACGTTGGTCAAGCGCAGAATAATGGTAGACATTATTGGCCAGACATTCAACATTTAATAGACACAGAAAGTGAGTTTGCAGAATATTCAGAAAAAGTAGACGATGGAGTTCCTGATTATTCTTTAGCACCTAACTTTATGAAGCTACAGCACGGTAGTAATACTTTTTACCAGTGGCAAAGACAATATGCAAGTTGGTTTGCATTTTGTGGTATTTCACAAAGTTATGTATATCCTAGAGGTAGAGGAACAGGTGCTTGTGGTGGTAGAGATGCGGATATTATTAGGCAGGTTGGTCAATGGATTTTAAACAGCGGTGTTACTACTGCTCACGAAACAGATAAAGGTTATTTATTTCATTTAGGAGGATTGTCTAATAAAATAGGTAATCCAAATAGCAATATAAGATTTTTTGCAGAACAAACACACTCTGGAAGTCCTAACCAGGACGATCCTTCAAGAGCGGTTGTTTATGCTGGAAACCCAAGTCTTCCTTCTCAATCTTGGAACCCAGAGTCTTTATCAAATACTTTAACATCCGTTATGACAGGTAATGGAATGCCAGGTGGTAGATACGTAGTAACATTAAGAGCTACCGATGTAAACGGCAGTGGACTTTACGTTGAGTTTGACGTTCCTATTCAACTTCCATTTTGGGCAAGTAGAACTAATTCACCTTTAAGGTAATATAAAAAAAATCAAGTGATAATATAAATATGGCTTATCAAATTCCCGTTAAATATTTTAACTCGTTTTGGCTTAAAAAAGTTGTAGGCGAAGACTTTACAGACGACATAGAAAATGATAACTCTACTGTAACAACAGATGTTAAAGGTGGTAATAGTGCTAACGTGGCAGATACTTTAGACTATATATTACCAACTTGGCCAGGTTTACCTTGGGGTAGTGAAATTTCAAGTCCACTACCGCAAGACCCAACTATTACAATAGGTTATCCAGAATTTCCATGGGGTGGTGCTTTAGTAAATCACAATACTGGCACTGAAATGGGTGAGAAAAGACAATGGTTTGTTGAAGAAGCTAGAATAAGAGGTGGCTATAATAATACAACTGTTGATTTTGGCGTTAAGGCTTATGCTGTGGAAGAAAGCAATAAACAATTACATCGTTTTAACGCTTTAATATATTCAGGTATTTTTAATTCTAGAACAGGTGTTAACAACACAAATGTTTTTTCTACTGCAGAGCCTATTACCAAAGCATTAGACCCGGAAAATGGTAGTATTCAAAAGCTTTACGCTTATGACACTAATCTTACAGTTTTTCAAGAAAACAAAATAAGCAAAGCTTTAATTGACAAAGATGCTATATATTCAGCAGAAGGAGTAGGTACACCAGTAACTTCTACTAAGCTTGTAATAGGTCAAATAGTACCTTATAAAGGTGAGTATGGTATTAGCAAAAATCCTGAATCTTGGGCTCAATATGGTTTTAGACAATATTTTTCTGATAAATATAGAAACTGCGTATTAAGATTATCTAACGATGGTTTGACAGAGATATCAAGTTATGGTATGACAGATTACTTTAGAGATGAATTAAATATAACTAAAGATTATAATGTCCGTAGCACTTTAAGTTTTAATTTAGAGTCACCATTAACTGGTGTTGATAGTAAAATAATTACTTTTTCTGTAAATTCTACAGAAAGCTGTGACTGTAATAATATTGAAATTGGATCTTTATTAAATGTTGGAGGTAATACTTTAGATAATACATTTGTGGTAGATTATTCTTATGATCAATCTAGCGGTGAATATGGATCGTGTGAAGTAACTGTTTCTTCTAGTTGGAAACCGGCTACATATGGAGAAACTGCATGGCCTAGTATTGTTGGATTTACAACTTACAAAAGTGACAAGATTATTGGTGGATTTGATAATTATAATAAAAACTATGTAGTTTCTATACAGCAAGAGACTACGTACAACGCTTGTACGGGAGTTCCATTTAGACAAAATAATGGAGTAGATACTATAACTTATAAAACAGTTAACTTTGATGAATCTATAAATGGTTGGGTAAGTTTTTACAGTTATAATCCAACCTTGATTGGCAGCTTAAAAAACAATTTTTACAGTATTAATAATTACAACATATATAAACACTATAGTAATACGCAGCCTAATAACTACGGTAAATTTTACGGTGATAGATATTCTTCTTCTATAGAGTTTATATTTAATCCTAAACCGTCAATTGTAAAAAACTTTCAAACAGTTAGTTACGAAGGTAGTAATGGCTGGGAAGTTTCTCATTTTGTTTCAGATTTTTCTGAAAAATTTTATGATGTTTTTTCTGGCACTTGGTATCCTTCACAAGATTTAACTAATCCTGTTTTAAGCTTATCTGATGGCGAATATCAAGATCCTGTAACTGGATATAAAAACTATGCAGGATTTTTCTTAAAAGAAAATAAATATGTTGCTAATTTAATAAACACTTCACCACCTATGGAAGGTGAGATTGTATTTGGACAGGCAATGAGTGGTATAAAAGGTTATTACTCAACTGTAAGATTAACAACAGATAATACTACGGATGTTGGAGGCATGAAAGAATTATACTGCGTTGGTTCTAAATGGGTTGTATCATCACAATAAAATTAAATGAAATTAAATATAAGAAAATTAACTAAAGGAGATTTACAAATAGCTAAAAATTGGTGGGAAAAATGGCCAGATTGGGTTGCTCCAGCCGATGATTTTTTACCTGAAACAGGTGTTGTTGTAGAGTCTAACAATAAACCTGTAGCTATAGGTTTTATATATTTAACTAATGCTAAAGTGTGTTTGTTAGAGTGGGTAATATCTGATCCTGAGTATAGAGAAAATGACAGGCAGGTTTTAATAGAGCTGTTAATAACTGGAGCTGAAAACATGGTTAAAGAATTAGGGTATAAATATATGTTTAGCGTTTGTAAACATAAAAAGCTAATAGCAACACATAAAAAATTAAAATGGCACGTAGATAAAAAGCCATCGTACGAATTAACGAAAATTTTAAATAAATAATTATGGGACTAGTAACAGCAGCTGTAGTATCTACCGCGATAAGCGCAGGCATGGGCATAGCATCAGCAGTGAAGGCAAATAAAGATCAAAGAAAGTTTGAAGCTGAAATGAAAAAGCAAGAGGCTATATTGAAAGATTTAGAAGCATCGAGACAAGATGTAATAAATCCCATGGCTGGTCTAACTAATGAAGCTGAAAAAATAGGTGTTGCTACTCAAGCTGCTAGATTTCAAGCTGAAGAAGCTGATCAAGCTTTAGCTAATACTTTAGATACTTTAATGGCAACTGGAAGTGGTTCTGCTGGAGCCACTGCTTTAGCTCAAATGGCTTTAAAATCTAAACAAGGTATATCTGCTGATATACAAAAACAAGAACTTGCAAATGCAGTTAATATCGCTAATTCACAACAAGTGATTAACCAACAGAAAGCTGAGGGGGAAAGGTTTAAATGGCAAAACCAAGAGTTTAGAGAAATGGATAAGCTTAATAGAACTGCTAATCTTATGGATAAAGCTGAAGCTCAAATGTATAATGCGGAAGCACAGAAATGGGCTGCATATGGAAATATAGCGGGTAGCATTACAGATGGTATAGGAATGGCTGCGGGTGGTATTAATACTAATAACATGGCTGGTCAATTAAATAATGCAGCTGCTGGTATGGGTAATACTGGAAGCGATGCTACTGTAGGTTTAGGTTCAATTTGAAAATAAAATATAAGATATGGGGTATACTGATCCAAAAATAATTCTTAATAGAAGCGGTGATGTTATTAATAAAGAAATATCAAACTTTAGAAAAAATATGCGTTTTGAGTTTGATACTATTAATGCTAGACAACAGCAGAATATTAAAGAAAACATGCGAATACTTGAACAGCAAAAACAAAAAAGAGATTTAGGCGATCAAGTTTGGTATCAAAACATAGAACAATATAGACCTGAAGGAGGTTATGCAGAAGACACAAAAGCTTTTTTACACAACATGCATAACAAATATTGGGATCTTATGAATTGTGACACTCCTGATTGTCAAGCTGAGCTTAGAAGAATAAGAGAAGTGCCAAGGCAACTAGCAGAACAAAGAGGAGCTTATGACGCTTTAATAGAAGATTGGGAGGCTGGCGCAAAAATAGATGGTGTTAATCCAGGAGCTATTGACGCAGCTAACAATAATAGTTTAGCAAACTTGCTTCAATATGGTAAAAATGTAAAAAAACAATATAATTTCGAAACAGGAGACGTTGAATACTTGTTATTTGATGAAGAAAACAAACCAGTTTTAGATGCGGATGGTAATCAAAAAATAATTAGTGGAAGCAGTTTAGTTAAAGGAGCTTTAGATGGTAGCATGGCTGTTCAAACTTATGGAGATCCCGGAAAGCTAAGACAAGAGTGGCAAGCTGGACTAGCTGAAAAAGCAGATTACAAAGCAATGGTTCAAACCATAGATGACCAATCTGATAGATATAATCAACAAAAAAGCAAAAACTACAAGGTAGCTAATGATCACTTAAGGTCTTTTGTTGAAGGTGGTAAGCTAGATAAAATAATGTCAGACAGTAATGAAATGCGTAGAAGTTATCCTGTTGTTCTTAAAGGATTAATGAGTCAAGCAACTGGAGAAAACCCTGATCAAAGGTCTATAGACGCATTAAATGGTTTAGGTTTACTAGGAGAAGATAAGATAGCAGGAACAGCAGATGATGTTGATATAGATCAAATGTACGCTACACAAGCTCAAGCAGGTACTTGGCAAGGCAGTGCAGAACAGCAAGCAGCTGTCGAAGCTTATTTTAAATATCTAGACCCTCAAGATGGTTTGATAAAACCAGATGAAATAGTTACATCTAGAAAGCTAACTGACGATAGCTATACCACTGCTCAAAGAGCGTCGATAGAAAAAGCAGCGTTAAAAAACCAAGGCGGATCTAGCTCAAAAGGTAAAATGACAGAAAACCAGAGAGTAGATGCAATATTAAAAATAGAAAAGAAAGTAGAAGAAGGAACAGCGACTCCAGAGGATAAAAAAATTCTTAAAGAATTAACTAAAGGATATGGGTCTACAAATCAATCTAGCAGTAGTAATATACCTAAAAGTGGCAAAGTAGGTAAATTAACAAGCACTACCCAAGAAGGACTCAAAAAAGAGTTAGCTGCAATAGATGCAAAAAAAGAAAATGAAATAGGTGACATTTTAGAATTTGAATTAAATGGTAAAACTGGGTCAGTAATCTGGAATGGTGAAAGATGGGAGAAAATGGGCCCAAAACCAGCTAGCCCTATGAGAGGTTCAGGTCCAGCTGTTACAGACCAGACATTACAACCTAATAAATAAAATCAATATGCAAGATCCAGAAGAAGATTTATACGCAGGTTTATTTGACGATGATGTTGTCGAAAACGTAGATATTATAGGTGAAGAAGAAACTGAAGACGAATATGACTGGTTAAATAGTGTTCCACCACCAATTAGTAATGATATATCTTTCGAAGAATGGAATGTTAAAGGTGAAGGTGCTTTTGATAGCGCTGAAGAAGATTTAGAAGAAAAATTAGCTGCTAAATATCCACACTTAACTTTTGATACTCCAGTTATGAAAGGTGGGTATATGTATGACGAGATAGATGTTACTAATGAAGATGGTGAGGTTTTTAGGTGGAGAATGAATACAGATTACAACGCTTCAAGGTCGGATGCTAATATACCTTCTGGTACACCTAGCGACGCTGAGGGTAGAGAAGCTCAAAGTAGATCTGATTATATAAATTTTTTAGAGTTTGCTAATAAATCTAAATTTAATAAAGAAGGTAAATATAAAAATTCTGATGACATAAGAACGTTAGGACCTGACTACATGGTTAAAAACGACAAAGGTCAAGATGTTGAAATGCAGGTAACA